AATCTTGCGGAAATTTGGGGCAAAGCAGGTATCTGTCCGGTTTATAACCGATTGGAAAGCAGCCCGGGGCGCAGCCAAGGAAGCAGCCAGGGACGCAGCCAGGGACGCATCCTGGGCCGCAGCCTGGGACGCAGCCAGGGACGCAGCCTGGGACGCATCCAGGGACGCAGCCAGGGACGCAGCCAGGGACGCATTCTGGGCCGCAGCCTGGGACGCAGCCTGGGACGCAGCCAAGGACGCATCCTGGGACGCATCCTGGGCCGCAGCCTGGGCCGCAGCCCATATCGTAGTCGAAGATTTGATGGATTTCGAGAACCCGTTTACATCACTGATTGAGATTTGGGAACTAGGATACTGGCCTATTGGCGTAGTAAGCGGTGAGTTTTTGGTTTATGAAAAGCCGAAAGGAGCGAATTACCATGCAAGTAACCCCAATATTAACAAGTGAAGCGGCCACGATAGCCAAGGCGCGGGAGCTGGTCAACGGTATGTTAGCTATGCGGGATGAGTTAACCCGGTTGCTAGGGCTAAGTGAGATAAGCATTGTGCTGCAAGCATTCGGCAGCAGTAACCAGGGCGTTGAACTTGGCGAGGTTGGATACATCTTAGCCCAGGCGGTGGAGATGAAAAGAAACGATAATTGTCTGCAAAAAAAAGTAAGCAAAATGTACCCCTTCGGCAATGTCACCAGTATCACCGATTACAACAGGCGTTTAGAAATTGATATACACCATAATAAAAAATAAAACCCCGCGCGAACGGGGCCAGAAGAAATAGCTTATCTGGAATATACCATAGGAGGGGCTAATAAAATGCAAGTTTGCTTAGATAGATTTGCCGTAGGTATGGCTGATACCGTAGGCCAGGAGCTGAAAGAATACACTATATGCGAAGGTTGCGGGGAAAGCATATACATTGGCGACGATATGTTGGAGTTGCAGGATGGCGCCCTGGTACACGATGACCTGGATTGCCTGCGAAAGTACACCGGGGCGGTAATGCGGGAGGCTGGTTGAGATGCCTGCAAAATTTTTCGTCTGTTCCGATGGTGAACAGATATCTATTACCGATTGCTTGAATAAGTGCCGCATGGAGTGGTGTCTGCCGGCTGGCCGGTGCCTCTCCATCCGAACCCTGCGACTGATAGCAGAACAGCGGGAATGGACCGGCAAACCTTCCACCACGCAACTACTCAAAGGCACTCGGGAAGCATACCTGGAACTAACCACGGAGTACGCCATAAACCCGCAAGACGCAATATTCCGCATCATAGGCACCAAGTCCCACGGGGCGCTGGACGCCTACGTTGGCAACAACGAACTTGGCGAGGAACGCCTAGAGAGTGAGTTTTCAACCGGTCAGTTTGACTTTTACGACAACGGTGTCCTCATAGACACCAAGACCAGCGGCAGTTACAAGGTGATGAAAGCCCTGGGCTATTACCAGGCAAACATTGAAACCGGTGAATACTACAAGTCCGGCGCAAAAAAGGGACTACCCAAGACCCGTAAAGAGATACGGGAAGGCGGGTACAAAAATAGGTTAGATTGGGCGATACAGTTAAATGACTACCGCATGAAGCTAGAAGCCTTAGGTTTCCCGGTGCATCAAATGGTTATCGAAGCCCTATGCCGTGACGGTGGGACATACATAGCACAGCAACGGGGGATCACCTTCAACGGCACATTGATACCGATAAACCGGATTAGTGATCACTGGATAAAGCGGTACATGGGCGCGAAGCACCGGGCACTAATGCAAGCACTGGAAACCGGTGAAATGCCGCCCCAATGCCGCAAAAGGGAAACCTGGGGCGGTAGGAAGTGCGAGAAATACTGCGACGTTAAAGATACCTGTATGGAGCATGAAACCAAGGGAATGGAAAGGGGGCTAGCATAGATGCCACCACACAAAGCAAGTAGGCGCAAAAAGCCGCTAAAGATGCTTATATACGGTCCTTCCGGTGCAGGCAAAACCCACTTTGCCCTACACGCTACACCGGGCAAGACGCTGGTATTCGACATGGAGGGCGGTACAGACCTGTTTGAGGGGCGGGTTAACTTCGATTATTGGACCGACCAGGACGGCTTTAAAACGCAAAGTTACCGCGAACTGCGGGCATGTATCGATTATCTGAAAAGCTCTGAGGGGCGCAAGAACTACGAATCTTTCATCATTGACCCCGTGACGCTTATATGGACCCTGCTTCAACAGGAACGGCAGGACTACAAAGAGGACCGTACCAAGCGGGCCAAGACTAATGAAACAGACCTGGAAACCTTCACCACCAGGGACTGGAACATAGTTAAGAAAATGCACAAGGGGATCATTGACGAAGTTTCAGCCCTGCCGCAGAACGTGTTTTTAATTGCCCGTGAAAAGCCGGTAATCATTATGAAGAACGAGGAACCGATACAGACCGGAGAGATCACCTTTGAGGGGGAGAAAAACACCATCTATGCTGTTGACTTTGCCTTCCGGTTATGGGTGGATCTAAAAACCAAAAAGCGGTATTGTCAGATTGCCAAAGACCGCAGCGGCAACTATGGCACCGGCGATGTTCTAGGGAACCCCACATTTGAAATATTCAACACCATCGTAAATAGTATGGCCGATGCTAAAGAAGAAGTAAAAGGCATCAAGACTAACACTGAAAACACCTTCACCGAGGCCGAGAAACCGCCGGGAATTACCCAAAACAGTATCAAAGCACTACATGCCATCCGCACCGGCCTGGGCAAAGAGGAAGCTGAATTCAAGGCCGGATTAAGCCAGATGTTAAAGCGGGAAGTAGAGTCCATAAAGGATATAACCGAACCGGAGGCTCGGGAGTTAATCAAGATGCTGAATAAATTCAAAGAGAGGAAGGCTGGTTAAATGTATAACAAAGTAACACTAATTGGCCGTTTGGGGAAGGATCCTGAATTACGTCACACCCAAAGCGGCAAGGCAGTATGTGACTTTAGCATAGCAGTAGACGGAGGGGTAAAGGACTCCACCGAATGGGTTGATATCGTGGCCTGGGAGAAAACAGCCGAGAACTGCGTCAATTATATTAAAAAAGGCTCCACCGTGGCAATAGAGGGTAGACTACAGACCCGTGCATGGGACGACAAGGACAGCAATAAGCGGCGTAAGACCGAGGTAGTGGCGAATAGGGTAATATTCCTCGACAAGAAGCAAGATGGCGGCAGTAACAAGAACACTGGCTTCGCGCAGGAAATACCGTTTAATGAATCCGATATTCCTTTTTGACAGGTAATGCATAAACTGTATATTATTCACGGGGCGGCATACGCTGCCCCGGAGGGAGGTAAATATGACGGTCCACAAGTTGAAAACTTGGCCTGAGTTTTTTTGGAAGGTAGGTGAAGAATAATGACTAAATGGACACCAAACCACTACGGCAAACTACGCCCCTGCCGCAAAAACATAACCGAGCGGGACGTAACCTGGGACGATGTCATAGGCGCTGTAAGCCTGGTGGTGCTGGTGCTGACGATAGTGGTGGGGGTGTCGGTGCTATGAAATACGCAAAGTGGACAGACGAGCACAACGATATCCTCCGCGAGAAATACGGGAAAATGCCTAATAAAGATCTGGCCGCTATAATAGGACGCTCGGTAGCCAGCATTAAATCTCGGGCTCGAAGATTAGGTCTAACAAATGCAATTAATCGCGGCATGGGCAACCGCATGGAACACCGAATTCAAAAGTACACCATACTACCCAAGGTGCGAACCTGGTTGCAATATGCCCCGGTATTGCCGGTGTGTGTGTTGCTACAGGGTCGGTATAAGCAAAGCTGGAAAAAGGACGAACTCTGGCTCTACCTTGCGGCGCTGATTGTGCAAGTTGGAAGGGGGCATGACCGTATGGAGGTGTACCATGATTGCTAAAATATGCCCGCATTGCGGCAAGACAAGCTACAGCGCGTCGGATGCCGGGGAGTGGATATGTCCGTATTGCAGACGGGATATAACGGAAGTGGAAGGGGACTGCGCAACATAACCATTCCGCGAAACGCAAAAGCCCCGGTGATGAGCCGGGACAAAAAGAAAAAGCCCGGCGAGGGCTAGTAAGTATATGTCTGTTTAATGACCTCTAAGGTGTCCCAGTTTATTATTCTATGATATTTGCCCATTATTTGCTCTAGCGGTTCAATTGCTTCACATAGGGCTACTTGTTTCCATCTATAGCTTTGACAGGTACGATTTTTTGTTAGCTCAGTTTTAACTATGTATGGTTCGGCGATTTCAAGCATATACATTGTCATTTCTTTTTATCCTCCTTTCTGCCGGGATAGCTCCCGGCGGGCCGTGGTGTGGGGGGAGATTGATAACCCGGCGTTTCCCAGGCCGGGGATTGAGTGAGAAACTATTCCCAATCCACATATTTGCAGTCGATATCCTCCTCTGTGACCGTTTCATCGACATGGGTATGAATATAATCGAGGTAATCGTCGATCACCTCATCGCGGGTACCTACTAAAACATCCTCATACCCGCCGCGGATGCAGCCGGAAGCATCTTTCAGGTTGAGAACAAATTTCATAGGGGATTCCTCCTTTGATTTTAGGTATTCGGTAATAAGATATAGCACCATGTTTGACATGGACCGCTGTTCCTTTTCGGCAGCAGCTTTTAGTTGCGGGTGCAGGTCTTTAGGGATGTTTACGACTATGCGGGTGGTTTCAGGTCCTACTGGCATTTGTGTGTGCCTCCTATTTTAGTAATTTTACTAGCATATTCCCTCATGCCTGCGGCGATAAAGTAGTCGTCGCTGTAAGTAGAACCGAATCCGCCAAACTGTTCATGTTCTCCATTGAGGACTATATTATCATAGTATTGTACTACAGTTTGGCCGTTGACTAATACCTCCGCTTCGCCCTGGGTGACGCTAAATCTTTTGCGTTTAACTTCAAAATTTAGGTTCATTTTACAGTACCTCCATTTAGTTTTAGTTCGCCGGTGTTACCCGACCAGCGGCGGGGATGGTCGGTGCTGATATGTTATGACTTATTCATTTCCTCCCTGGCTGGCACTGCCGGTGTGTTTGTGCTGTCGCTGTGCTGTTGATGTGTATATAATATCATGGTGCAGGCACTATGTCAACACCATTCAGCAAAGTTTTAAAAAACTTTTTCAACTCCGCAAACCCTTGCCGCTGTAAGGTTGACGAGTATGGGCAAAAAAATAACCCGGCATGTGCCGGGGGTGGGGGTGATTATTTTGGTTTTTTTGTAACCAGGCCGGCGCGGATGAGTTCGCGGATGGCCTTGGCCTTGGGCGGTGGGTTTTCTTGGGCGCCGCGGTATGCGTCGATTTCCTTCATTAGTTCGCGCTCTATCATCATATTAAATTTTATCATGTCGCGTTTTCCCCTTCATTATATATGTAACTTACTTAAATTATACCTAAAATTTATTGACAAGTCAATTTGATAACTATATAATTATAGGCAAATTGGGTAAATGGGGTAGTTTTATACAGGAGTGTGATGCCGTTGGAAGTAATCAGGTGTACAAAATGCGGCAATTTTGTTTTGGAGGTGAATGGCGGTGAGATGACAGAGCAGAACTTAGGCGGGTGGATCAGCTTGCACAGGCGGATAAAAAATCACTGGCTGTGGTATGAGCCGAGGAAATTCAGCAAATACGAAGCATGGACGGACATGCTTATGACTGCCAACTATGAGCGTGGTTGGTGGCCGGCTGGAAAGAGATATGTAGAACGCGGGAACTTCATAGCCAGCGAACCAAAACTAGCATTCCAATGGGGATGGACCAGAAAAGCTGTTCAACACTTTATAAAAGTGCTGGAAAATGAAGGCATGATTGAACGAATGCCGCGGGGAAAAAAATACACGGAAATAAAAATACTCAACTATGAAAAGTACCAACAAGACCCTGAAACAGGGGACAAGTCAGGGGACAAGAGAGGGCACAAGAGAGGGGACAAGCCAGGGGACAAGAGAGGGGACAAGAGAGGGGACAAGAAAAAGCCAACAAAATCAAAGGATGAGAGTGTGTCAGGGGACAAGTCAGGGGACAAGCCAGGGGACAAGCCAGGGGACAAGCCAGGGGACATAAACAATAAGATAATAAGTTTAATAAAAGATTATTCGGAAATGAAGCCCTCAGAGGTTTTAAATCATTTGGTAAAAATGCGGACAGAAAATTCACCAATGGCGGTCAAGAAATACGGAACCGGCGCCGTCATAAAGGCCCGGGACAGTTTTGAAGTTGCGTTACATGAAGGTATAAAGCCGGAGCGATTAGCCGAGGCAATACAAAGTAATCCCGAGGCGCCACCGTGGGAGATTGTAGATAAGGCAAAGGACCATGTGCTGAACATGCCCATCATTGGGCGCCCAAAAAGGTGAGGAAATGCAAAACAAAGATTACTGCTACATTGACATAGCATTTAATGGTGTAAATAAGCGAAACAACGTAATAAACATTCGGGAGCTAAAAACACCGGTCGGTTTGAACGATTGCTACCGCACCGTCTACCGGTACCCGGACGAGTTTAAGCAGCACTTTGACCGCCTGGGCACCGTGGCCGGCTACAAAGGTTCCTGTTATGCCGACTTCATGCCGCTGGATATTGATGCCGAAGACTTGACCCATGCTCATGAAGCGGCCCGGGAAGTATTAGAGCGCCTAATGGCTACCTACGACATAGACCTTGCTAACCTGCGGATATACTTTTCCGGCGCCAAGGGGTTCCATATTATGATACCGGCGCCACTGTTTGGTGGATATGCAAGCCCAAAACTGCCGATCGCATTTAAGAAGATGGCCGCGGTCATGCTCCGCGATATTGAGTACGACAGCAGTATTTATGATGTGGTACGACTGTTTCGCTTGACAAACACGGTAAACAGTAAGACCGGCTTATACAAGATACCGGTTACCGCGGCCGAAGTGCTACACAAAGAAATGGCCGACATTATGGAGTTGGCCAAAGGTCCGCGAAAATTGGAGTTTATCCCACTGAACGAGATAGATCCGGCGCCAGTACTAAAAGAGTTATTCGTCGCTAGCATAAGGGGTGGGTCAAAACAGGAACCGGTGCCAACCAATGACGGCCGCCCGCCCAAAGATGCAAAGCTATGTTATTACGAGTTGATAAAAGGTGTTGAAAGCGGGGAGCGGGATAATGCCGCCATAAGATTAGCCGTATTTTGGCGGAAGCATGGCCTACCCGGGGAAGTGATACACGGTATTATGACCGGTTGGAATCGGTTGAATAGCCCACCACTTGAACAGACCGACATTGACAAAGCTGTCCAGCAAGCATGTAGCCGGCCGTATGACTTCGGGTGCAATGATGACCTATTGCAAAGGTACTGTACTAGCCGGTGTCACTTAAAGCGGCGCCAGAAAGAGAATCGCATTACCGCGGCCAACATTTACACCCTGGACGAGGCCCGGGATAAATACCGAGAGTATCTTACGAAGGTGGACCAAAAGCGGATCAGATTTGGTATCCCTATGGTGGACAAGGTAATCCGCGGAGTGGCGCCTGGTGAAGTTGCTGTATTGCTGGCCCGATCCGGAGTGGGCAAAACGGCCGCAGCATTAAACCTGATTCGCAATGTGATAGTGGGGCAAAAGGTACCGGTATTGTTCTATAGCCTGGAGATGCCGGTAGCGCAGATATACGAGCGGATATGCCAGATTTCCGGGGAGATTGACGGCCGGCAGGTAGAAAGCATTTACCGCCGCGGTGAGGATGCGGAAGTTTATGAGGTAGCCTGCAAGAACTTTGGCAAACTGTATGTGTGTGACCAGGACTTTCTAACCATTGATGAACTGCGCGACTTTTACGAGCTTGCCACCCGGGAAAAGGTTATGCAGGCGCCCGGGTTAATCGTGATTGATTACCTCGGCCGGATGAAGGGCGGGCACGGATCCAGTTATGAGATAACTAGTGAGCTAGTTAAGAACATGAAGAATTTAGCCAAAGAATTAGATGTCGCCGTTGTTTATCTGCATCAAACATCACGCGAAGGTGGTACCGGTAAAGAACCGGTCACCATAAAAATGGCCCGGGATAGTGGGCAGGTTGAAGAATCGGCCGACTATGTGGTGGGCATGTGGCGGCCGGAGCTAGAGCAGTCATATGACAAGGAAGAAGAAGAGATGATGTGGGGATTTTTGAAGGTGCGTAACGATGGAAATAAACAGGTTAGCTTGCGATTCCATAAAAAGTATTTGACTATCACCGAGTGGGACGCGATTAAAACGGCCGAAGTTATACCGTTTAAGGAAGGAGAGTTGCCTTTTGATTGATCTATCCTGCCGCGCTTGCGGTCCAACCAATATAGAGGATTTCCCCCATGACATACACGGCACCGGCATAAGATGCGGTGATTGTGGCCGGTTTATTAAGTGGATGGGCAAGGGTAACCGGAAGAACCGGCTTGTTGGTATCCTTAAACAACATGAAGTTAATTACACCATCGCCACTGGGTGAGATGCGGGCGTGGGCGCGGATGATAAAGGAGGGGCAGGTATGCGGGAGTTAACGCAAGGCTCACACTTCGACGGAATATCGGCATTTCCCCTGGCGGCATCGCGTTATGGCATCAAAACCATATGGGCCACGGAGATTGAGGCGTTTCCGGTGGCGGTGTCAAAGCATCACTTCCCTGATGTGCGGCACTATGGCGACATTACCCAGGTGAGCGGGTACGACCTGGAGCCGGTGGACATTATCACCTTCGGCAGCCCGTGTCAGGATTGGAGCGTGGCTGGCAAGCGTGAGGGGTTGTATGGAGAGCGGTCAGGCTTATTCATGGAAGCTACACGGACAATACGAGAAATGCGGGAGGCAACCAATGGAAAATACCCTCGATTTGCTATTTGGGAAAACGTGCCCGGAGCTTTTAGTTCCAACCGAGGATTTGATTTTAAAGCCGTGCTGGAAGAAATCACAGAGAGCAAAATTCCAATGCCTGAATCTGGAAAATGGGCGACAGCCGGCATGGTCAGAGGGGATGGGCGTTCAGTTACGTGGCGAACCCTGGACGCGCAACGTTGGGGAACCCCCCAACGACGTCGTAGAATCTTCCTTGTCGCAGATTTTGCAGGACAACGTGCCCCAGAAATACTTTTTGAGTGCCAAGGCATGTCAGGGGATTTTACGGAGGGCAGAAAAGCGGGGCAAGAAGTTGCCGCCAGCGCTAGAGATGGCGTTGAAACAACAAGCCAATGCCTGACCCCATGGGATGTTCAGAGCAAGAGAATACACAAAACAAATGGTGAATGGCCGGCGTTGTATAGTGGCAAAGGCGGAGGTGGAGCACATGGATATATGGCTATACCAATCAATACTCAGATAGCAACCCGACACAATAAATTAGGCAGAGGCACGGGATTTGCCTTAATTGGATATTCTGAATATTCCCCGGGGTGCGGGCCACTCAGATATAAGGGCGGCGGCTGTGGTGGCGGCAGTGAAACACTGGTTGTCTTCGGCCCCGGTGGTCAGCACGACATAGCCCACGCAGTACGGGCGCAGCCAAGTAGAGCAGACAAGCCAAGCAGTACAACGTATGTGGTTCGCACTGCCCAAACTAGCGCAAACGGCCACGGTATAGCGGAGGAAAAGGCGCACACATTGGACGGGGCGCAGTGGCAAGCGGTTTGCTACGACCCCAAAGACTTGGGCAGGCGGCCTGCTACATTCGAGGACAAGTCACCTACGATTAAAGCCCGGTGCGGCACGGGCGGCAATAACATTACGGTTACACAGGTAGGTTACGCCGTCCGTAGGCTCACGCCGACAGAGTGCGAACGCCTGCAAGGGTTTCCCGATGATTGGACGCTGTTACCTGGTGCAAGCGACACGGCGCGGTATAAAGCTATAGGTAATAGTATAGCGGTGCCATGCTTGGAATGGATATACAGCCAACTGGTTAAGGTGACAACATGACCCGCCGAGGCACATTCGCCCACCACAAGCCCCCCCCTGCGCTGTATTCGGGCGACAGAAGTATTGCGACCGGTGCCGGCTGCCGTATGGGGACGTAGGAAAGGAGCGAAAAATGGATAAACAAGCGATTGTGGAGCGGGTGTATATACAAACAGCACTAAAAACTGGTGCCGTTGACAACATGGGTCTGCATGTGACCACTGGCTATATCATACCGATGCTGGGACTGGTGGGGGCATTGCAAGCCCTTGCCGACCTGGACGAAAGGAGTTAGATGTGGAAGTGGAACAGTTGAAGGCGCAAGCAGCAGCGATGCGGGAGGTATTGGAGGAATTGGCTAATGCTCCGGCTGTTTTTGATGATGAGCGTTTAAACTACATTGAAATACAGGTTTCAAAAGCATCTTTGGAAGATGCACAAAAAGCCCTCTCCACCGACGCAGGCCGGGGGATGTTGGAGCGGGTGCAGGCAATGGAGAAAGTAGTGGGGGCGGCGCGAAGACTTAAACCTTATAAAGACATTTATGTGATGCTAGACGGGCTGTTTCAAGCCCTCACCGACTTGGACGAAAGGGGGCGGGAGTAGTGGAGAAATACAAGGACCACGAAAGACCGCGGGGCAAGTGCTATGACTGTAAAAGACCGTACCACTCATTTCCGGACTTAATAATATCCGATGAAATGTGGAGGAAAATTAACCCAACACACCATGAGGGAGCAGGTTTACTATGTCTTACTTGTAGTGGGATTAGGTTACGTGAAGATGGCTTACATGAAGTACCGGCTACATTTTACTGCTAAAAAAAGGAGTGGGGGTAGTGAAAGAATTTCTCAATGCCGTAAAAATGGAACTCAAAAAGTTTGAGAAGAATCTTATTGAACCGGCCAAAGCCGAAGGTGCCCGGCAAGAGCGCGAGCGGATACGGGCGGCGGTGGAGAGTATGCTTGGTCAGGCTGATAATATAGTGAAACAATTAGGTGATAATCAAGAGGATCTCCGTAATCTCTTTACTGGAAAACTTTTCGGTTTCAAAGCTGTGTTGCACATCCTCGACCCAAAGGAGGCCGACAATGCGCTGGGAATAACCATAGACCCACAGGGAGAGGATGATGGTTACTGTGACTAACGAACAACTTACCGAATTATGCACTGAGTGGAAGGAACGGTTAGGGTTACAGGCGTGGCAGGTAGGAATAGCGTTTGCCAGGCACTACGAAATGGAGTTACGGGGGCAGGGCGAGTGTTCATGGACACTAGACAAGTTGCAGGCATATATCAGGATACTTGACCCGGCAGACTATGAGCCAAACGAAACATTTCCACAGGATATAGAAAAGACGTTGGTACATGAACTGTTACATCTGATGTTTGCTCCGTTTGATACCGAAAGAGGAACGTCGGAATATGGTGTTCAGCACCAGGCCATAGAGCTATTGTCGCGGGCACTGGTGAATTTAAAAAGGGAGGCTGAACCCGATGCCCGGCGGTAAATCCTCCCGCGACAAGGGAGGGCGGGGTGAAAGGGAGCTTGCAAAGCTCCTGGGCGGGGAGCGTGTCCCTCTCTCCGGTGCCCAGGGCGGGAGTTTCAAGGGCGACGTTATTATACCATATATCGGTACGGGCGAATGTAAGTGGCGTAAAAATGGTTTTGTCCAGTTGTATAACTGGCTGGATGAAAAGGACTTCCTTGCATTAAGAGCGGACAGACATGAGTGGCTTATTGTGATGCGGGCGAAGGATTTAAAACTGTTGCTAGATGAGATAGACGAGTTGAAAAGGGGTGCTAAATAAGTGATACAGGTTGATATTGGCGTTGCATTATGGGTACATTGATAATTGGCATCTGTATTGGTGGGGCATTTGGATTTATTCTTGGAAGAAATAACTAACCAACGACATCACCGGGACAGGCACAACCAAAAAAAGGAGGTTGTGATGGTGAACAAAGGCCCAACATGCGGCAGAAAATACATGACCCTGGCCGAAGCGGACGAACAGCGGCGCGAATGGTTAAAATCACTGACATGGAGCGGATACGACATCGTGGAAACGAGGGGGCGGCCATGACCTACTACTGCCCGATATGCGGAGAGAAGATGCACGCGGTTTATTACGGGTACGAGGTGTGCAAATGGAGATGTATGGTGTGCGGCAGGGTGTGGAGCATTAAGATGCGGGGTAAGACGGGGATTGCGCTAGAGGGGAGCAGAGGATTGGTTAAATGTAGGTACTGCAAAACGGTAATGAAACACGGAAGCATATGCCATGCTTGCCTGATTGCCGCTGCCAAGCGGAAGTAGGACACGGCGGTCGGTATACTGGTCCGGCAGATGTACCCGGAGGAGTTTGGGGGTGCCAAATGAAAGACGTTCTTAGCCATAAAAAACAGTACGCCATTATAAATGGCGATTGCCTACACGTCATGCGGGATTTACCTGACAAATGCGTTGATGCCGTTATAACAGACCCGCCTTATGGAATAGACTTTCAGTCCAGGCGGACTAACAAGGAAAAGCGGCATAAGAAAATTGCTAATGATAAACGGCCGTTTATCTGGTGGCTATACGATGCCTACCGGGTAACTAAAGATGGTGGCGCGTTGCTTTGTTTTTGCCGCTGGGATGTGCAAGAAGTATTTAGACAGGCCATAGAATGGGCGGGTTTTAAGATAAAGTCCCATGTAATATGGGATAGGGGAACGCATGGCATGGGGGATTTAAAAGCATCATACGCACCACAGCACGACATTATATGGTTTGCAATTAAAAACGGGTTTTCCTTTGGAGGCAACAGGCCACATTCGGTATTAAGGTGTCAAAGACTTCCGGCGAAAAAACTTAACCATCCTAACGAAAAGCCAATTGAATTAATGGTTCAACTAATTATGCACGTAACCAAGGAAGGTTCGCTTGTATTAGACCCGTTTTTGGGTTCAGGTACAACGGCAATAGCGGCGTTAAATATGGGTAGGCGAATTATAGGCATAGAACTAGACAGACAGCATTACAGGATTTGTTTAGATAGGGTATTACCCGAGGTTGAAAAAAGGATGTTTACCGATGGGGGTGCTTATCAATGACCCGCCCCACACCATGCGCTCCATGTAACTACACTTGCTGTATCGGGATTGTAATTGGTTTTGTGATAGCTATCATAGCGGGGGTGGCATAATGAGTTGCCAACATAAACGCCCAGGCCGCACGGCACGAATAGCGCGGCAGGAACGGGCCAAGCGCCGCCCGGTGCTGGTGATAGAGATGTGGCCAAGGGTACACGACCACAGGCCGGGCAGGGTGGTATGTGTGGCTGAGTATAGGGAGGCGGTAGTGTGATACCGTCTTAGGCGCACAGAAACGGTTCAAATTAGCGACAAACCAGGGCGGCTAAGGTGATTATACCTACCGCCCACACAAGGGGGCAAAAATGGACAGGTTAACGCAACTAATCGAGCGCACCGGGGCAGTGATAGACCTAATAACAGCGGTAGTGTTCCTGGCGATAATGATACGGGTGTTTCGGTGGGTGGATGAGAATTTGATACTGGTGGGGGTGCAGTGATGAAAGACGATGAAAAGCGATTTCTTATAGATGTTTATAAGTTGAGTCTTGATAGAGTACCGCATGTAACATTTGGAGGCTTATGCGTAGATGCACAAAGGAGAAGTCCAAGAGATTTAATTAATCAGCCCGACTTCTATATGCACTACAAGCGGGCGTGGTATCTGCTTGAAAAGTGGGGTAATAAGGATTGGTACGACTGGGACGTAACTATGGATTTAGGTTGGATAACTCCTAAAGGTGTCGTAAAGGCAAAAAAATTGATGGGGGTGCAATAAATGGCTAAGTGGAGAAAAAAACCCGTTGTTGTTGAGGCGTTCAGGATGAGGATTGACCCCCGGCCTGACTGGTTTCAGGGCGAAGTAACCAAGAACATTATCACTCACCAAGTAGTTGAAATAGGCCACGGACATAATCCGTTTGAATTTAGTAAGACATACTACATCATCAAGACGCGCGAAGGTGAAATGACCGGGGATTATGGCGATTACATTATCAAGGAACCATTTCCAACGGCAGACAGGAAGATTTATCCCTGTAAACCAGATATATTCCACATGACCTACGAACCGGCGGAGGTGGACTAATGCACTATCAATTCCCGCCCGTACGTTGGGCGGACACAAATACACCGTACCAGCAACTAGAACACATTCGTGAGGAACACGGCGAGGCATGGCAGGCGATGCTAAAGGGGCACCTGGGTGATGTGGACGATGAGGTTATGGATTTGTACCACAGTTGTGAGACTTATTTCAGGGTGCGGGAACGGATGGGGATTGATGTGGACGCAGTGCTGAAGCGGACACAGGACAAGAACCATGACCGGGGGCATTATGATGCTGACGGTAACGGTTAGAGAATACATCCTCTGGCGGCAGGGACTGGACCTACGCAGGGTTAAGCACCCGCCACAGTGGGAGGATAGCGCGGAGGTGGAGCGGTTGATGCGGAGGAAGCCGGAGAAGGGAGGCCCACTGTTTGCGTAGGTAAAAGTTGGGGTAACTTTCGTTACCCCAACTTTACTTTATACTTTAATAACAAGTCCTTAACGGCCTCCTCTATGAATTTTGCTTGAGGTATCCTTGTTTCTTCTGACAATTGTTTGAGTTTTTCTATTAATTCTTCTTTTAGGTATGTGGTGTATCTTGCTTTCCCCATGACATAACCCTCCTTATGCTATATCATAACACACACTAACCTTATTGTAAATGTAATAAATTTATGGTATAATGTAAAAAACGAAAGGAGAATTACATGCCCAAACAAAAATCTGTTAATTACAATAGCAGGCGGTATAGAGATATATTTAAGTATATTGAGTTTGAATTATATAACCATGAGCGCAACAAAAAGGAACTCGATGAAACGTTTAAAGATTTTTTAGGAGAGAAGCCAAAAGAAGGAGAAGTTAGGCCAAAAGGGGTCGCATCTGATCCTACGGGCCGAATTGTGACTAAATATTTATCCAGTAGACGAGTGTCAATGATGTCCAATACTATAATTGCAATAGAAAGGGCACTTGCTAGAGCGAATGATGAGCATAGACAATTATACCACCTAAAATATGTTCAATGTTTACCATGGCAGCGTGTTTGCGATGAATTGCCTGTTAGCGAAAGAACTTATTTTAGACTAAGAAAAGAATTAGTTGTAGCTGTTGCGGAGGAAACAGGCATGGTTAACTTTGGTGAATGGCGGTAATTTGGCAGGAATAGGGGGTATAAAAAGAAATATAATGTATAATAGAGAAAAGTATTACTTTAATTGTTGGCGTTGTGGAACTTTAGTTCCCAAAATGAACAAAGAGCCATTAAACAGGATTTTTTGTAGAGATTGTGCTGAAGAACATTATAAAGAAATAACCGAAGCAAAAGAAAGATATATTAATCTTAGAACAAAATTAATGTTTGAAAACGCATTAATGATATTGGAAAAGCAAAATGTAAAAATGTATAAATACATTGATGCGGCTGAAACGATTAAAGAAGTCATCGAGAAAGGTTTAAAACAGTTTGATAGCGCACATGAAATAGTTGCCGTAATGGAGCTGTTGAGAAATAAGATTAGGGTAAAAATTCATCCAACGGTTGGTAAATATAAAATAGACTTTACATTACCGGAACTTTTTGTGGTCTTAGAAATAGATGGATATATGCACAACTTTAAGAAATTAGAAGATACTAACCGAGATATTGAAATAAGAAAAGAACTCGGTGCTGAATGGGAAGTTGTGCGAATACCTACAAAATATATTGAATCTAATGTTAAGGCACTAGTTAAGGCAATAAAAGAAATAAGACATTATAAGCAGAACATAAGAGCAAATAATCATGGAATAGTGCCTAAATGGTTTTCTGAACGAGATGCTAAAAGATGGGAAGATATTGAAAAAGGTTTATATTAATTATGTTACCGTGAAAAGTTATCGAGCAGGCCAAGCGGTCTGCTTTTTCATTTAGCGCCGCGTCCTGGAGCAACCCAGGCCGGCGACCCCTTACGGGAGATGGTGGGAATGAAAGACAGTATTCAGCATGATAATTTAATCATTGATACGGAAATCGCCCATTTTGCCAAGGCGTACATTGAGTACGGCCACGACCCCGAGTTGTTGGCTAAGATGTTCGATAAAAGCCGAGCCACCATTAACCGTTGGCTAAAGCGCCGGGACTTCATTGCGGAGTATAACAAGCAGGTTGGTGACGGGGTTGTTATCCTACAGACTACTTGTAAACGAGAAGCGCCGAAATCGCTGTATTCCAAAGTTGCCTTGCGGGATAAACTCCAAGCGAAGGTTGATAAAAACGTGGCTAGTGTTTATGAAATGCGACTCTTAAATGAGATTAATAACGACATTATTAAGCTGATTACCGGCGAGAAGCTGAGAATGGAGCATAGCGGGCCGGATGGCGGGCCGTTGCAGGTGGAACATGGGGGTGAGTTGATTAATGAGCTTATCCAGGACCCCGAATTGGCAAAGCGAATTAAAGCACGTTACAGACGGACAGTTATACCGAGCGTTAGCGAGGAATGATTATGCCTTTTACTGTGAGTACGTCCACCGGGGGAGATGGATACCTGGTAAGCACCTGTTATTAATTTGCGGAGAGGCTGAAAAATTAATATACGATGCACTTTACAATGATGCCGGCGAAAAGGTGAGTATACTTATTTTTCAACTGCCGCCACAGCATGGTAAATCTACCTCACTAACCGAAACCTTGCCGAGTTTTTATCTGGGCAAATTCCCTGACCGGCGCGTTATTGAGTTATCATATGGTGACGACCTAGCCCGCCGGTTCGGGCGGCGTAACAAGCAGAAAATTGAGGAATTTGGGAAAGAGCTATTCGGCATTGAACTGGATAGTTCACGCAAAAGCGACACCGACTTTGAGATAAAAGGTCATATGGGCGGAATGATTAGCCGGGGCATAATGTCAAGCGTTACGGGCAACTCTGGGGAATTGATTCTCATAGATGACCCAATCAAAAACAGGCAGGAAGCAGAAAGCGAGACTTACCGCGCAAGACTATGGGAAGAATGGCAAAACTCAATCAAGACCCGCCTTTCAGCCAATGGTAAGGTTATCCTTATTCAAACCCGTTGGCATGAGGGGGACTTGGCTGGCCTAATCATGCAGCACGAAAAAGGCGTGAAGGTTTATAACATCCCCTGTGAAGCCGAGGAAGGTGACATCTTAGGCCGTGAGCCTGGGGATGCTTTGTTTCCCGAGATAGGCAAAGACCGGGCCTGGAAGGATCAGTTCAAGAACTCATACATAAATGACCCTACGGTGGAAGGCGGCGGCCTGCGGGCGTGGCTGGCACTATTCCAGGGGCGGCCATCATCCCAGGAGGGCAACATGCTAAAACGGCATTGGTGGCGGTACTGGAAACCCAAGGACGTTGAATTGCCTCCGGTAACGGTGAAACTGCCTACCGGGGAATATGTTAACCTGTACGCCGTTGACCTACCGAATAAATTTGACCGGGTGTTGCAAAGTTGGGATATGACCTTCAAGGATTCAGCCGGTACTGACTTTGTGGCCGGCGGTGTGTGGGCAAATAAGGCGGCGAACATATTTTACCTTGACCAGTTTTACGAGCGCGTGGACTTCGTGAAAACGATTCATGCACTTTTGACTGTGACTCAGAAGTGGCCGGAAGCAACAACTAAACTGGTTGAGGATAAAGCCAACGGCCCGGCGGCTATCTCCATGTTGCGGCATAAAGTGGGCGGCATTATCCCGGTACTGCCGGAGGGAAGCAAGATAGCGCGGGCAAGTGCAGTATCGCCGCTGATTGAGGCTGGTAACGTGTACCTGCCCCATCCAATGGTTCATCCGTGGGTAAACCTGTTTATTGAGCAATGCGCGGCGTTTCCCAAGGGGGTAAATGACGATCTCGTGGACGAAATGAGCCAGGCTTTAAAGCGGTTTATGTATGTGCGGGAGAGTGAAACCGGCACCAAACTACCGGACAATCTCCCGGAGGATTTAAAACAAGACCTATTACAAGATCCCAAAGCGTTAGAGCACTGGTTAGCCACACATGGAGGACGATAACATGGGCATTTTGGACGGGGTAAAAAGGGGCGTGAAGCGCATCATGGGCGACGAAAAGCAATTGGCCGACGACCGCGACCAGGCTAAACTGGAACAGTGGAAAAATAAACTCACCGAGGCTATGTCTGAGCATGATACCTTCCGGGGCAATGCGGCCACCTGGGATGCTATCTATAACGGTACCAAGGCGGTAGGGGCTAATGTTGGCAGGGTTTATGTTTCTGATCGCTATAACTTTGACGATATTACCAACCTGCCCGGTACTAAAGACGCTCGTCAAGTGGTTAACCTGACATTCCAGCTAATTGAGTCACAGATTGATATATCCGTGCCCATGCCATCGGTTGATGCTATCGAGGGCGACGACGACAACGAGCGCAAGGACATGATAGAGGGCATGCTTACCTACATGGCCGAGGGGCCGGAGTTGGAACGCATCAACTCTGAGAATGAGCGTATAGCCAAGAAAAATAGCATGGCCATTATGAAGGTATCCTATAACCCAGACTTTAAGCGGCATAAATTCCGTGGGCGTATTGAAACCACTAACCCCCATCCGGTAAACGTGATACCGCAGCCGGGAGTGTACCGGGTTAAGGATATGGATTATCTTTTCCATATTGAAACCCGTACCATTGATTATGTATGCCGCAGGTATGGCGACGAGTTTAGAGATAAATTGCAAGATGAGTCAGCCGAGTATAGTTATCTTGAAGAATTTTCAACTACACCAAGCTATACCAATAACAGCGCCGACCGGGGCAAAGTTTCCGTGGTGGAGTGCTGGTATAAGGATAAAGAAGGTGATGTGTGCCTGTTAACCTGGGCAAATGATGTCATCCTAAAGGATATGCCCAAGTTTTTCTATAAACGCGATCCCGAAGGCAACATTTTGGAATATGAAGAAATGGAGATTGAGCAATACGACGAGGAAGGTAATTACATTGGTTCGCAGACCGTAACCATTCCGGCGTATGTGCCCAAGCATTTCCCGTTCGTGATACAGTACAATATTCCCAAGGAAAAAAGTTATTATGGCAAGGCCGATCCTGACATCATTTACGACCAACAGGAAGCGATTAAGAAAGTGTTGTCTATCGAGGAAGAAAAGCTAATCAGGGGCACCACTAAGATATTTGCGCGAAAGGGCACCGGTATTGCTCAGAGGCTCACCGATGCAGTTAGTCAGATAATCGAAGTAGACGACCCGCTGGCAGACATTCGGGTGGTGGATCTGAAAACTCCTGATCGTTCTCTAAAGGACTATTACGAGCTGATGAAGCAGGCGGCCAAGGATTCCCTAGGTGTTACCGAAGCATCGCAGGGGCGTTCTGAAGGTTCCAGTCTTTCCGGTCGGGCATTGGAAATATTGGCTAACAATACAGCAGGTCGCATTAGTGTGAAAATCTTCGAGAAGCAGATTGCATTTACTGAACTGTATCAGCTTTATTATGATTTCCTGTTAGCGTTTATTGATGATACAATACCGTACCGGGTACCTGGGGAGAATAACAAGCCGCAGTTTGGATATTTCGACAAGTCCAGGCTTTTAAAGCAGGATGATGCTGGAGAATGGTACTGGCCTGACTTCGACATTAAGATTAGCTCTGATACCGGGCTACCGAAGGATAAACGGTTCATCATGGATTCGGCTAACCAGTCGGCAGGGAAAATGCTTGACCCCATAGCTTACTGGATGGTTATGAAAAGTATTGGATTTCCTAATGCCAGCGCGATATTGGAGCGTGAACAACAGAAGGAAGAAATGGCACAACAACAGGCACAGCAGCAACCGCCTGGGGCACAGATACCACCAGAGGGACCGATGCCTCTAGGTGGAGGTATGCCCCCGGAACTACAGCAGGCAGTGGCGCAACTCCCGCCCGAGGTGCAGCAGGTACTTTCTCAACTACCACCAGAGCAGGTTATGCAATTTTTAAGTATGCCGGTTGAACAGCAGATGGCTATACTGCAAGGGCAACAGTTTTAATACTACTTCCAATAGCACCACGCAAAGGAGGTGAGTCACTTGAAAGGAAAAGGCAAACAAATGCCGGTAAAAGGGGTCGTGCAGTACGGCAATCCCACCGGGCAACCACAAAGCACCAGCAAAATTAAATACGGCGACGACCTACGGAATGGTAAAGGTAAGTAGGGCTTGTGAATAACACAGGCCCTTTTCTTATGCTGATTCGCGGCATAGGCTCACCCACTATACGGGTAGATTCGGTGGCGACCGTAAACGCGGGAGGCAACAATAAATGTTTGGACACAAAGCTATGATGTTTCGGGGTTGCTATGAAAGTACCGGCGACCTGACCAATAACGGCGGCGTAACCGGGGACTTCGCCGCATCCCAAACAAACGACGACACCGGCACAGATGATAATGCTGGAGATGATACCGGAGGCGAAACCGAGGTCGATGATGATTCGGCCAGTGCTGACGACGCCACTCAGCAAAAGGATGACGATGAACGCACCAGTAAACAACCGCCCGAGGTTGACGCGGCCTTTGCCAAGCTAAGGCGGGAAGCAGAAGAAGCCAAGCGGCAGTTACAGCAGCGCGACAGGTGGGTCGCCGACCAATTCGGCAAGACCCACGGCATATACACCTGGGAGCAGTACCAGCAAGCCGTACAGCAGCAACAACAGCAACAGCAGGTACAGGTTTATAACCAGGCCAGGCAGGAGCTTGCAGACCAGGGCTATGACGTTGACGCAATCAGCCGCATTATGGAGATGAACCCGGCGTTTCAGAATATGCGCCAACAAAACGAGATCCTCCAGCGACAGCTACAAGAACAGCAGTTAAACCAGCGACTACTGGCCGAGTATGGTGAATTGCAAAAAGAGTACCCCGACATGGTGAAAAAGCCCGACGATATATCAAATGACGTATGGGCCAAGTTTGACCAAGGGTATAGCCTGCTGGACGCCTTTGAAAGCATCAATCGGCAGGCATTAAAAAAGCGGGCAGCGGACGCGGCCAAACAAAAGACACTAAACAATCTGGGCAGTAAATCGCATCTCAAAACAGAAGGTGACGGATCCAGTGAAAGTAATGATGTCCATGTACCGAGTGACACTTTGCAGATGTATATGGATATGGGCATGAGCAAGAAACAGGCCGCCGCCTACCACAAGAAACTTTACGGTTAAAGGAGTGATATAGAATGGCTTTTCGTTTAGAAAGCACTTATGACGGCGCAGGAACTATTGTTGAAACTGTTAACCTTACTGATAGCGAAGCTGCTTCCGTAGGGGAAGCAATGGTGTTTGCAGCAGGAAAAGTTACCAAATGCGCAACGACTGCCGCGCCGCAGGCAATTGCAATTGAAGCCGTTACCGCCGGAACCAATAACGATGTTGACGTTATCCTGGTACGGCGCGACCAGGTATTCCTGGCTGATTATATCGGGATCGCCCCGGTGGTTGGCACAAAGTCCTATGTAATGGATCCCACTGGGCTTTTAGTGAACGGTTCTACAACCGGCGGCAAGGTTGAAATCGTCTCAGTAGACACTGCAAATACAAAATGTCGCGTTAAATTCGACCTGTAAACTGAACACAATTGAAAGGAGTGATAACAAATGATTGTTACCTCAACTGTAGGTAAAATTGACGCACTGATTGGGCGTTTTGAAGGGCCGATTATGGCCTATATGGAAAAAGAGGAGGGCGATTTCGCTAAGAACTCGCTAAAGAAGGTACTGTTCAACGTCAAAACTTCCAAGCATTACAGCGAATCTGTGGCAGGGGTAACCGGCATTGGCGACTTTGTGGCCACTGATGGCGCGGTGCCTTACGATGATTTTGAGGAAGGTTACAGCAAGACCTTTATTCACCAAGTGTTCAAAAAGGGCGTCGAGATTAAACGGGAAACCATTGAGGATGCCCGGATCATTGATATAGAGAACCAGTCTGGTAACCTAATGGATAGCTACAACCGTACAATGGAAAAGTTTGTTCACGCTATTTTTAATAACTGCGATCAGACCAGTTTCACATTGGCCGGCAAGTCCTTTAATTGCACCGGGCAGGATGGTGCAGCCTTGGCATATGATGCTCATACTTCTAAGACTGGTAAAGCATCGACCCAGAGCAACAAAACCGCCTATGCATTAACCCCGGCTAACTTGAAACTGGTGGAAGAAATGATGAAGGATTTCACCACAGACATCGGGGAAAAAGCGAATCTTAAAGTTGATACCCTGCTTGTGCCTTTTGAATTAAGAAATGAGGCATGGGAGATTGTGAAGTCTGAGGGTAAACTGGACAGTCCCGATAACAACGTTAACCCATACTACGGGAAGTTTAAGGTTATCGTGTCGGACTGGTTGACTGATACCGATCGTTGGTTTGCAATGGATTACAACTATATGCGGAAGTGCCTGTACTGGCTGGACAGGGTGCCGTTGGAGGTTAAGAGTCAAAAGGATTTCAATACTGATAACTGGCAGATAAAAGGGTACTCCAGGTCATCGTTAGGCTTCACGGATTGGAAGTTTTGTGTTTGCAACATACCAGTATAAAAGAGAGGGTAATTTCCCTCTCTTATCTTTTTCTTGGAGGTGAAACAGATTATACACACCATAAAGGGATGGACGCTGAATATTTATACATTAACGGCATCCAAGTAACCCCTACTGCCGCACAAATCAACCTTTTAGCACAAGGTGTGGCTGCTGGGTATAAAATCGCCCGTGGAACTTTGACCCCGGTGAGTGCAAGTGATACGGTTGTAACTGGGCTGTCAACAGTGGTGGCGGCAGTGGCGTCTTTAAAAGGTGCGCCTACCTTGACGCATAATATTGTAGTGGCTGACATTGGCGACCAGGCAGGAACGCCTGTCGCTGGTTCTATTTTGATTAAAAGCTACAAACCGACGGGGGCCGCAGATTGTACCCCCGTAGCAGCGACTACGCCATGGAGTGCAGTAGATTTGGTAGCAATAGGCGTCTGAGTTTAATGTTTGAGTTGCGACCCTAAATAAACGGGAGGGAAGGCGTAAACCCCCCCTCTATTTTTGAGGTGTAGTTGTGTTTGACGTAAACCCGGACAATCTTGTATCTAAGACTGATAAACTACTCTTCAACATATGGCAAGAGTTGCGGCAGTTAAACCGGCCCCTGCGTCCAACGCGCGAGGACACAGTGGCCAAAGAATACCGCTGTAAGTATTGCCATGAACCATTCGATAACCGCCACAAGATGGCGAACCATGCGGGTAGGTGCGTAAAAAATCCGAAGAACTCCGCGAAGGAGGGGGAATAATTGGGATTTCTAAGTAAGATTATTGACAAAACCGGAGCTTATTTTTGGAATATTAATTCCGATGGATCTGCTGATGTTCAACTAACGGGCAGTATAATGGAACAATTCGGTGCAACTATCGCGGATAGGCCAGCGGCAAATTCCGTCCCTGTTGGGGCGACATTTATGATAGTTGGCACTACAGACGCATGGCAGAGTAATGGTACTGATTGGGTGGTGATGTAATGGGTGCAACCGATACAATGCTAATGAATAGACGTATCAATGAGTTAGATAGAGGACTTGATTACAAAGCACCTATCTTTGGGGTGTATTGGGATAAAGCATCATCTCCCGTTCTGACTCGTACCCATGACGCTGTTGGTATGTCTGCCGCGATTGGGATAGATGGTCTGTGGGTACAAAATGATTTTGACGGTGCTCCAATATTTGGTCAAATAGGGGACGAAAAAGACGATTTAGGCAATGTGTTTTGCCGCATACCACGTCTTTATATACGAAAAACAGATGGGCCGGATTTTAAAACATGGGCAGTAACTACTAGACCGTTACCAGGGTTTTATTTACCTTCGGTTTATTATGATTTTGCCAAGGACAAACCTTTGCTTTATTACGATCATGGCAAATATAAAGCATCACTTAGTCAAGATAGCAAACTGGAATCTAAACCCAATTTTTACCCCTTAATTAACAAAAATATTGTTGATTTTAGGAGCTATGCACAGGCAAATGGTAAAGGTTATCAGCAACTTGATATCCATGCTGTAGACATATTACAGACTTTGTTTGTGATTGAATTTGCAACATTGAACAGTCAGTCGATTATGCAGGGATTTACGGCAGGGCAACTTAGTGATACCCACACGGCTGTAATATCCGAATTAGGCGTAAACAGGATTGTAGTTGATAATGCCATAGCAGGCAACTACAGAGTAGGGCAAACAATATCTGTAGGTTCATTACTAGGCAACAATAGTGTATTTTATGGTCGGACAATAACAGATATTCAGGTTGATACTCCAGGAGTAGGGCAATCAGCAATAGTGTTTGATGGCGACCCAGTTAATATTACGTTAGGAGATTGTGTTTATAATACGGGCTGGAAAAACGGATTTAGTGCTAGCATTGCCGCCAGTAGTGGTTGTATTGGTGCAAATGACGGGAAATACCCCTGTATGTACCGTGGCATAGAATCACCTTTCGGTGATGTTCGGCAGTTTGTAGATGGTGTAAACATAAATGAATTACAGGCGTGGGTTGCTAAGAACGCCGAGGATTACGCCAGTAACGTATTTGCCAATCCGTATGAAGAACTTGGATATGTAAATCATAATTTAAGTGGTTACGTGTCCCAGATGGGTTTTGATACAGGTTATCCTTTTGCTGAATTTCCAATTGCTGTAGGTGGGGCAAGCGGTACCTACTATTCAGACTATTACTCTCAAGACATAGGACAAAGAATTGCCCGTGCTGGTGGGAGCTGGAGCAGTGCCTCGTCTGCAGGGTTCTTTTACTGGAACCTGTTCTACTCGTCGGAGAGTGCGCACGTGTACATCGGCGGGCGGCTTCTTAGAAAACTTCTTTAGCGGGGGTTTGGGGGCGGCCAGCCCCCAAGTATATATTTCGAGGTAAGGATTTAAAATAGGGTTTTAAGGTGCACGCTTGCCCACGTTGGTGGGAACTGGAACAATGTCTCGAATGCAGGGTTATTTAACTGGAACCTGAACAACTCGTCAGGGAATGCGAATGTGAACATCGGCAGGCAGACTCTTATTAGTAATGTTATAATACAAATAAAGCGAGAAAGGTGATAAGTAATTATGCCAAAGCAAAAATACGGAATTATTGAAAACGGTCAATTAATCATTACAGGTGAGAATTTAGTTGGAGCAAAGCCGATAGTTTATGAAGACGTGCCAGAATTCAACCAAACAACACATTATGCTAAACAGCAGACACCTGTAGACGCAGGAAATCACATTTTTATGGGTGTTGAGTTGCACAAAATGGAAGTGTCTGAAGGATGGCCGAGTGAGGATTTCTTGTTTGAGTAAATATGGTATATTATGGTCATCCTGCGAATTATGAAAAACCTGGCATGAGATTAATGCGGATTTTACCAGGCTAACGGGTAAAACCAAATGGCGCAATGAAGGACGTATTTAACTAAAGGGATAAGCGAGAGTTGCATAATTGGAGGGGTTAGATGGCACGAAGAAAAGAACCAGCAAAAGTTTGGATAGAAGGTAGTCTTATTAAGATTTTACCTGTTAATTCAAATGAAGTATACTTCACTGATTATGACCCCGTCATATACCAAAAAGCAATTGGCGTTAGATGGCGAGTAATAAATAATGGTTATTTACAAGGATGGGTCGATAAAAAATTCGTCCTTTTTCATTACCTAATAATCGAGCGGAAAAAAGGTTTCCTTTGTGACTATGCCAACAGGAATAAAAAGGATAATACGAAGGAAAACCTTCGACATGTCACAAGAAGCGAAAGCGGTATTAACAGAAACAAACAATCAAGTAATAAATTTGGCTATGTAGGAGTGTTTTGGGTAAAGAGGAGAAACAGGTGGCAAGCGAATATAAGGGTTAACGGTGAAAGGGTTTACTGGGGCTATTTTAAAGACGCTAAAAAAGCACATGAAGCGTATTTAAAAGCAGTCGAAAAATTTTACCCTGGAATTTTGGTTAAAAAGCCAGCTTAACATTAACTCCCATGAAAGGGGGTCTTTTTTATGGCCGTAACATACGGCGATATCAGAAAACAGACATTGCGCCTACTAGATGAATACAGTTCTCGCGGCGCAATCGTAACCAGCATTACCAAAATAGGTGACATTAAACTGAAAATTCAGGGACTTATAAACGATGCTCAATATGACCTTGCCAAGACAAAAGCCAAAATACCCAAGGTTTATACCTTTGAACGCACAGCGGAAACAGATGCAACTGAATATGACGTCCCTGCTGATTTGCTAGAATTTAATTATGCTATGGTTAAGAATAGTGATACCGAAAGGTATTATCATTACTCTAGTTTCTATTCGCCGCCTACGGGCAAAATCATAGTTAGTAAATATCTTTATCCGTTTACATTTGATTTTCATTACTTCAAACGACCCGCTTTAGTGGTATTTACAGATACCGACGTAGACGATAATTTAACCTTTGAAGTTAGCGACGATGCCGCACTGATTATGCCCTACTTCATAGTGGCACAGATTTTAATTAGCGAGGGCGATCAGACTAAAGGTTGGGGCTACCTAAACCAATATTTGAACATGAAATCCGATTTATCGGGGCCTTTTTATTACCTTGGCGGTACAATAATTAACACTACAGGATGGTAAAATAGGCTCTTTTCTTTTTGTCAAAAGGCAGGTGATTAAATGGTTTTACAATACCCTATCCCACTGCCACCACGCAAACCCGATCCCTTCACATTCCCCGGCTATACCGGTGGCATAAACATAAGCGTAACGCCTGACCAGATACGCTCTAACCAAACGCCTGACCAGTTAAACATGAATTACGATGACGGTGCCGTGCCCACCAAAAGACCCGGCTTTGAGCGCGTTAACGCAGCATCATGGGGCGCGGGTAGTATCCGGGGTATGACCGAATGGACGAAGCCTGATGGCACTACCGTATTTGTCGTGGCCTGGGGCGGCAAGCTCTACACCGTGGTTGAGGACGGCACCAAAACCAACCTTTGCACCGGCACCAAGACTAGTATAGCTGATGCCCAAACAAACTTTTTCGAGATGGGCGACAAGCTATTTGCTTACACGGGGACGGATTACGTTTATTGGGACGGAACTAACCCGGTTGCAGATGTGGCCGACATTGCTTATGTCCCGCTGTTCACCTTGGGACGTTCACCGGACGGCACAACCAGCACCGCTAATGAGGACTTAAACTATTTGCGTAATCGCTGGACGGATAGTTTTTCCCCGGACGGTACGGCGATGGCATACCAACTTTCGTACACCGACCTTGCCGCTGATGCGGTAACCGGGGAGCAGGATACCGTCTCCGGCACCGTGACGCTGGTTGAGGGTACCGACTTTACGGTGAACCGCACAACCGGCGTGGTGACGTTTAGCATTGCACCGGCGGCAGGGACTAACACCGTTAGGCTAACAGCAACCAAGGATGCATTGATGGACCCGACCAAGATAACCAAGTGCACCTGCCATGAGATATACGGCGGGAAAAACGACATCAAGGTATTCCTGGGGGGGCACCCTGACGACAAGAATATTCGCTATGAATCCGGCTTATTAGATCCGACATACTGGCCGGAGAATAATTACGAATACATCGGCAACAACTCCGAGCAGTTGACCGCTTTCGGCAAGATGATTGACTACCTGATAAACTTTAAACAGCACAGTATCAGTTATTCCACCGTTGACACCGATACAAACGGCAACATCGTATTTCCTACCTACCCGCTGAATGATGAATACGGCATACTAGCTTCCCGCACAGTCCGACCGGCAAACGGCGGGCTTTTGTTTTTGGCGCAGAATAACGAAGGTTCACCGGCAGGCGTGGCGTGGCTTACTCCGTCACTAGTACGCGGGCAGTTAAACGTCCGCATTATTAGCCAGGACATCAATCGCAACCGTAACCGGGGCACCGTGAACGGCATACTCGAGGAGGACACCACAGACCTGCAAGCGGCCCATGCCTATATTTATCGGGAGAAATATTGGCTGCACATCGGCACGGCTGTTTGGGTATTAGACTTGGCTTATGCCGACTTTGCCAACGGAGTATTTCCGTGGTACCGTTACGATGGCACACCGGGTAAGGCGGCGCAATACCTGGAACGTGCTGATGGTGAGTTGTACATTGGCGATAAGGATAGCGGGATTATTTACAACTCCTACGCCCAGTACCGGGATGATGGCGAGATAATAGACGCTTACTGGACGTCCCCCATAGTGTACCCGGCAAGGCATGGGATGCTGTGTAAATTTGAGCGTTTACAGTTGACGTTCAAGGGTCAAACAGACAGTGATCATGCGGTAACTTTTGTTACTGATCAAGGCAAAGAAGAAGTAACGTTGGATATTCAAGCAGGAGCAGTTTTGGATTATAGCGTAATAGATTACGGCGTATGGACATACGGAGTACCGCTGTACCCGTCCACACAAAACGAGAAGGTAGGGTATAAGGGTGAATACTTACAGTGGAGAATCCGCAATAACACCATTGACCAGGGCATGACGATACTGGGACAGTCTTTACGCTGGTTCCCGATAAAAGAGGTGAAGTAAATTGGGTCTTACTGAAAAGGCAGATTTTACGTTTAAGCATAGCAATTATCCTGATAGGCCAACCGATAGCGCGGCCACTGTTAAGTCTAACTTTGACAGCAGGGCGGCAGAACTTCGCGCATATCTAAATGACACTCTTATCCCCGAACTTACCGGTTACGGCGCAACCTATGCTGCATCTGCCGCAGGCTCAGACGCGTACGCTGTCACACTGACCAATTTCCCTGCCGCTTACACCACAGGCCAGCGGGTGACGTTTAAAGCTGACGTTGCCAACACGGGCGCGTGTACCCTGGCGATAAACGGACTGGCGGCAGTGGCTATAAAACTAGATGATGGCTCAGATCCTGGCGATGGTGATATACAGGCGGGTGCGATTGTGACGGTGCAGCATGACGGCACGAATTGGCAACTTGTTACGCCGGGGCTTGTTAGACATAAGGCCGAAACTACGCAAGCCCACGGCGGCATTGTCGGAGACCTGGGCGGAGTGCCGACCATTCAGGCAGGCCTGGACGCTGGAAAGCCCGCCGCGGGTACCGTCGGCCGCCTCTATATTGCTACTGACACGCAAATCATCTACCAGGATACCGGAACTGCTTGGGGAAAACGGGGTGTGGTGAAATGGGACGATATCGACAATAAGCCTGCAAGCTTCAGCCCGGCGACCCACGGCAACGAAGCCCACGACCCGGATCTGGCCCTGGCCAGCGACCTTAATACGCATTTGTTAGATTATGCGCATCACTACGCCAGAAGTTTTTTGATGATGGGAGGTTAAAACATGTCTGAGACATTGAAGGTTTTAGGCCAGGCC